TTATTTAATAAAATATTTTTAAAATTTATGACAAATCAAGAGTATCACAAAAAAACTGAGTACATCAGTAAATCACTTTTAGACTTAGTACATAAGTCACCCGCGCATTATAAAGCCTATATTGAAGGTGAAAAACAGGCGCCAACATCAGCTATGAACTTAGGTAGTTTAGTTCATAGCGTTGTATTTAATCAAGATAATTACGCCGTTATGCCAGAATGCGACCGCCGCACAAAAGAAGGTAAAGTGATTTATGAATCATTTATTGCTGAATCCGAAGGCAAAGAATTATTTGTATCGCATAAAGATTACGAATTGGCCCTAAACATTAGAAATGCTGTATTAGCACATCCAAAGGCTGCTATACTATTAGAACAAGGACAAGCGGAATTGCCTATATTTGGTAAAATCGCAGAACTTGACGCTAAGTGCAAAGTAGATTTTCTAAACACTAAGTATAACGTTTGCATTGACCTTAAAACAACAACTAACTCAGCACCGGGCGAATTTGCTAAATCTGTTTGGAATTATCGTTATCATGTGCAAGCGGCGTTTTATATGGACCTAACAAAGGCTGCACGCTTTATATTTATAGCCGTTGAAAAAGAAGCGCCGTTTAATGTCGAACTTTATGAACTTGACCCCGAAGCTATTGAACGCGGCCGTCAAGAATATTTAGCCGATATTGAAACGCTAAAAAAATGCAAGGAAACAAATAATTTCCACGGCTATACAACTGATAATAAAATTCATATTCTTTCATTGCCTAACTGGGCTAAATAAATAACAAACCATGACACAACTAACAAAACTTCCAACACTTCAGGAACTTCTAATTGAAAATGAAGACAGCCTAAAGCAAAACGCGCTTACTGTTTTATTGAATCAAGATCCACCAGCTAAGTGGTTAGTTCAGCATCCAATGATTCGCGATTACCGATACATACCTATTGAAAAAATAGAATATCTGTTAACGCGTATCTTTGGCAATTTTAACGTTGAAATACGCTCAACACAGATAGTAGCTAACTCAGTAGTAGTAACTGTAAGACTGCATGTAATAAACCCTATAAACGGCCAACCAATGTGGCAGGATGGCATAGGCGCGGCACCAATTCAAACTGATAAAGGTGCAGGCGCAACTGATTGGAACGCCGTTAAAACAGATGGCGTGCAAAAAGCTGCACCCGCCGCCGAAACTTACGCCGTTAAAGATGCAGCCGAAAAGTTTGGTAAAATATTTGGCCGCGATGTTAGCCGCAAGGGCAGCATGAATTATACTGATTTGCTGAAAAAATCAGCGTTTAATGATGAATTAGAAAAATAAAAGTGTTATATTTGTGCCGTTGATTCGGCTTCACAATTAGAATCATAAAAGATATTAAAAGCCATGCTTGAAGTTGGTAGTGAAGCCCCAACAGATAGTGTGGCTTTACTTTTTTAAAAAAATGTTATGGAACTTAAAATTAAAGAAGAATTTAAAAAGCTGATTCCACCGCTTACGCCTGATGAATACAAACAGCTTGAAACAAATTGCATTGAAGAAGGTATTCGCGATGCTATTATTACTTGGAATGGCTATATTATTGATGGGCACAATAGGTATAAGATAGCACAGGATTGGCAATTAAGTTTTAAGAGTATAAGTAAAAATTTTGATAGTGAATTTGATGTTGTTGAATGGATGCTGGTTAATCAGTTAGGTAGAAGAAATATTACACCTGAACAAAAAGATTATTTGATAGGTAAAAAGTATGAAAATGAGAAACAAAGACAAGGTAGACCAGAAAATAAACTTGACAAAATGTCAACATTAACATCTCAAAAAATAGCTAATGAAGTTGGTATATCTGATAGGCAAGTAATAAGAAACGAGCAATTTGCTAAAGGTATTGACAAAATGAATGATGATTTGAAAAACGTTGTATTGCAAGGTAAATCTTCATTAAATAAACAAGACATTCAAATTATTGCTAAAGCTGAACCGACATTTGTTGCAACTACAGAAAAGCAAATAATTGAAAAGGCTAAAGAATTAAAAGAGCAAAAAGCGCAAGAATTTAAAGCTAAGATTGAGCAAAGAATTGAACAGAAAACACAAGAACAACCTATTTCAATTGATGAACAAATTTTGTTTGATAAGATAGAACAAGGCGAAACGGTTGTTATAAATATGAATTTACATTTTCACGTTTTGAAATATGCTAAAGACAAAGGTATTTATAAACAAATAGATAGGTATTCAGAATTTGGCAATCCTTTTTTTTTAGATTCTGATGGTACACGCGATGAAGTATGTGATGGCTATATTGAATACTTTAAACACAAAAGAAGCCTTCACAGCAAAGTAAAAGATTTGAAAGGTAAAGTTTTAGGCTGCCATTGTGCGCCTCAAAGATGCCACGGTGACCATTTAAAACAATTAGCAGATGAAAATTAGATTCTTACAAGTTGCCATTGCCCAATGGGAACATAACAACAAATTAAAAGGCACGTTTCATTGTACTATAGGCATAAACTTAGATACATACGAACTTACAAGAATGTACCCGGTAGAAATGTATAAAATGCAAAAACATGGTGTATATGAAGTTACAGTTGAACCAATGACATGCAGGCGCGAAAATAGTTTTAGACCTTTAAAGATTAAACAAGTAGGGTTATTCAAAAAAGAACAAACACAAATGATTCTTAATAAAATAAAACTTACAACTATTGATACTTTAAATTCTAATCATTTATCAATGGGTGTTGTTGATATTACTGATAAAAAAATAATGGTTGTAACTTCTAAAAATTATGTAAATGATTCCCAGTTTGATTTATTTGAAGGTACTGAGTATTCTATAAAAGAAAGTTTAAAAGGTAAAAGCTACAGCAATAAACTTTACAAAGATATTCGAATTTTATACCCTACAGATGAAACTAAACAGGGTTATCGTGATTTAAGTTATAATGAACATCACTTTTTTGTAGGCTTAGAAAAAAACGGTTATGTACCTGATTATTACAATACAAATGCCTATAATAGAATGATAATTGGTAATTTAAGAAATCATAGAAATGTGTTTATAGGTTTATGTATGTTTAAGTCAGAAGAAAATTTATTTACCTAATACTATGATTTTTCAAATATTACCTTTACTTTTGCCATTACGGCAGCCTACTGCTAAAAACGTTCTTACTACTTGTTAACACCATGTTACACCAATTGTAACGCATAAAACGCTGATAATCATAGCTTGTTACGCTGTTACACTTGTTACACCACTTCAACACGTATATGCGTGTATTTTTTATGTTTACTCTCACATATATGTAGAATATAGTGTAACATACGTAACAGTGTAACATGTACTATATATCAATTACTTATGTGTTACACTTAATGTAACAAGTGTTAACAATAATAATAAATAATAATAATAATATAAATAATAATACTAATAATAATATAGATATAGTCTTAAAACTTTTTTAAAAGCTGTTTAAAGGCATTTTTATATTAAAGTGGTGTATAGATATCAAAACTTATTAAAAGTTGCTTAAAACGAAAATATGAAAGATACAGGTAGACCTATGAAATTCAAATCACCTGAAGAATTACAAAAGAAAATAGAATCTTACTTTGATTGGTGCGATTCACGTACACGCGTTAAGCATCTTGTTACTAAAGATGGTGTTCAAGAAGTAGTTGAAAGTTTTCCAAGACCTTACACAGTTGAAGGCTTAGCTGTTTATTTAGATACATGCCGCGATACTTTGATAAATTATTCAAACAAGGAAACCTTTTTCGACATTATTAAACGCGCAAAGCAAAAAATACTGGCTAACAAGGTTGAAGGCGGATTAGATAGAACTTATGATATGGGTGTTGCTAAGTTTATGCTTATCAATAATTACGGCTTTAAGGATAAGCACGAAACAACCGAGGACGACAAAAACATAAACATCAACATTCAGTACCCACCTGACACTAAATAGTGCCGCGCAATATTGACATACAGCTTTATAAGCCGCACACCGGGCAAAAACGAATATTAGATAATAAGCGCAGGTTTAACTGTATTGTTTGCGCGCGTAGGTTCGGCAAAACTGAATTGATTACTTCTGTTGCATTGCCGCTTATAAGCCCCGCGGTGTTTGAAGGTAAGTTTGTTGGTATATTTGTCGATGACTTTAAGGACTTTGCGCAAAGCTGGAATAAGATTGTTGATACTTACAAAACAATATCAGAGGGCGGAATCATTAAGCACAAAGATGAAACTTCAAAGATAATGCAGTTTCTAAACGGCGGCGTTTTAGAAGTCTGGTCAATCGGCGATGAAGGGCGAAAGGATAAAGGGCGCGGCCGTAAGTATCACCGGGTAATCTATGAAGAAACGCAAAAGATACCTTCACATATATTAGAATACCATTGGAAAACAGTTGCACGCCCTACCTTAACTGACTACAAAGGTGAGGCGTTTTTCATTGGTACCGCAGCGGGTAAAGATAACTATTGGTATGAACTATGCCGCAACGGCGCTAAGGCTGGCAACGTAGAAAAGAATTGTTATAATGACATAGACTTGCCACAAAGCGAAAACGGTTCTGATAGTTGGATAACGTTTCGAATGGAAACAACTGACAATCCAAACATAGACCCAGATGAAGTAGCCGATGCAAGCCGCGACCTTGACCGCTTAACATTTGAACAAGAATATAAATCTGTATTTGTTGACTATTCAGGTGAAGCATGGGTATATGTTTTAAAGGACAAAAGCATTCAGCAAAAAGTATTTCAGCCTTCAAAGAAAATTAATTGGGAAACTGAGCAAATTTACGTTTCATTTGACTTTAATAAAATACCAATGACCGCCGCCGTTATGCGCAAAACTACATTGGCGCCTGATGTATCAGCACGTTCACGTTATCGTTACGGTGTGCATATTGTAAAGGAATTTAAGATAGGTAGTGAAGAACGCGGTGAGGCTTCAATCTATGATACATGCCAGGCGTTTAGGGAATGGGTATTTGCAGAAACAAATAAAAAGATAGGCCGTTGGTCTGATACTGCTATTTATCCTTGTACTATACCGCTACTGATTACAGGTGATGCAAGTGGTGACCGTTCCGATGGTAGGCAGCGAGTATCAAAAACATATTACGAAATTATACAAGAAGAATTGCAATTACCCGCGCGGTTTTTTGTAGTGCCTAAAGCTAACCCGCTGCATGCTGAAAGCTACGTGCAAACAAATACTATTATAAGCATGTGTCCAGACTTTCAGATTTATGAAGACAAATGTCCGGGCTTACGTATGGACTGTTTACGTATTAAATCCGATAACAGCAGGCGCATAATTAAGGGCAAAGGAGAAGAAAGGCAGGCTGACTTACTTGATAATTTGAGGTATTTACTTAACACGTTTTGTCAAGATATAAAATTATAACCTAATGATTTACCGCCCCAAAATTAAAGTACATTCTAATGAAGAAGTAGAATATTGGAAAAACCTAATAAATGAAAAGCGCCAACAAAACAAAAGTTTGCAGCGCTGGTTAGTTGTTAGTGATGTACACAGGCCGTTTCATAATCAGATACTATGGCAAAAACTACTGAGGCTAATATCTGAACTTGGCACTAATTTACACGGCATTGTTTTAGCGGGCGATTATTTAGACTTATACACGTTAGGTTCTTATAATGCTGAATCATTAGCTAACTTATCGGGCCTTACATTACAAGATGAATATATTGATGGCTTACAAGGTATTGATGATATTAACAGCGCGTTCAAAGGTGCAAAAAAGTATTTTCTATTTGGCAACCATGAAGACCGCTACTTCAGGCACATTAAAGAAAAAGATAATGCTAAATACGGCGGCGCTTTAATAAATCCTACTGATGCATTATACCTGTATGAACGTGGATGGGAAGTTAAAACAGATTGGCAGTCTGACTATTTCACGTTGGGCAAACACTTAGACATTGTCCACGGCGTTTACACATCTATTCACGCAGCAAAAGCGCACTTAGACAAAACTCAACATAGTGTTATGTTTGGCCATACGCATCGAGTTCAATGCTATCATTCAGGTAATAGGGCCGCGTTTAACATTGGCGGATTATATGATATTAAATCAAAAGGTTTTAGCTATATGCCGCGATTCCAGCGCCAATTGTGGGCAAATGGTTTCGCCATCGTCAATATAAATGACAATGGCGATTTTTACGTAGAACAAATTAACGTTTGGGCCGATAAGTTTTTAGCTAATGGTAAAATGTATTAAGTTGTACAAAAACTAGGACAAAATGTCCAAGTATCTACATATGAATTTGGGGTGTGGCGAAAATGATGTTTCTAAATGCTCGCTGTGTCTTATTGATAGAATCGGTTTGAACGACATCAGCCCCAATTTAACGTTCACGTAAAATGAACATTAGTATTTTGTGAACATAGCTGTATAAATGCTTATGTTACTTTAAGGCCGCAAAGTAAAATATAAATATTCTTATGTTACTTTAAGCCGTTAAACTAAAATAAGGTGCTAATTACGCCATCTTGCAAACATAGTAGTATAAGGATGGCCGCCGCCTGTAAACATTGGGCCATTATAAGGCCATTTCAAATAATTAGTAATATGCAGCTGCCAATGCTCCCACGGCGTTTTAAACTTAGGTTCTTTAAAGTCTAACCAAAAGTAAGCCTTATGCGTTTTAAGTTCGTTATTTAATAGTGCAACCCACGAATAATAACGCGATTCTGATTCTAATACTGAATAATGCCGCGGTGGATGCCAGAATTTAAAGCGCTTATGTTTTCTGTAAAACTTACGGGTTAACGGAAAACAATTAAAAGAATCATTCAGGATTAAACCCAATTCAATATTATCAGTTTGACCGCTTAATATTAGTTCGCGTATCCATTTAGATTCCGTTTGCATATTTATTTCGTATTTTTTTTAATGCTTGTTCTTGAATTTGCCTAACTCGTTCACGGCTGATATTCATTTTTTGGCTAACTTGTGTAAGTTCTTGAGGGAACGAATCAAAGTATCTATACTTTAAAACTTCTAATTCTTTGGCAGTTAAGCACCGGGTAACATCTTTGTAAAGTTCATTTTGTTCTAACTTTAAAACATGCTTATCGCAAAGGTCATCTGATGCAACCTGATATATTTTGTCCCCATCTTCATTTGTTTCATCTAAGCTAACAAAGCCTGCTATACATTGAGCAGATTTTACAACGCGCTCTTTAACGTTAAAACGTTTTGCCAGCGCTTCTGTGTCAGGTTCCTGAATATTGGCAATGGCGTATTTAATTTGTTGCAGCCTGTGCGGGTATCTAACAACATTTTTCTTAGTATCAATAAAATCTTTGATATGCTGCTGAATATGAAATAGCGCATAGCTGATAAATTTATTTTGAAACGCTGGATTAAATGTATCGGCCGCTTTGATTAAACCTAACATAGCTTCGCTTACTAAATCCATTATATCTATTTGCGCGTTATCATATCTAAAGGCTATTGATGCCGCAAATAACATATTATGATTTATCAGCTGTTCACGTGTTGCCGTGCGTTCCTGTTCAAATGTTAACGGCTTATACTTTTGCGCTTCCGATAAAAATTTTTGTAATATGCCGCTGTTGTTTCGGTGGTTGTTTTGCTTAATGCTTACGTGCTTAATCATAAGTGTAGAATTGATAAAAGTTTAAAACTTGTTGAGATGTACGGCGGCAAATAAACGCATCTTTGTGTGCGCGCTTCCACGTAGTTAGCATTATTTCAGCCTCTTCATAAGTATTGTAAACAAACATAATTCTGTATAGGCTATCTGTTTGTTCTACTTGCGCCTGTTCTAATGTACACATCGCTAAATGTTCAGCGCGTATAAATTCAGGGTGTCTTGTGCTAAGTATCTGAATGCAGTACATAGTGTCTGTTTGCGCGTATGCTGCGGCGCTAAATAGTAAAATAAAAAGTAGTGTTTTCATAATTTGAAGTTTTGAAAAGTTTTTAATTAGAGTTAATTATTTTAGATATAGCTTTTTTTGCACCAGCAAGTGATTTGTATTTATTAATCTTAGAACCTGACTTATAAATTTTTTCAAGTTCAATGCTGTTAGGCTGAATTATAATAAAAGAACTAAATTCAAGTTCTGTAGCTTTTGATAGCTTAAATTTTCCCATCATACGCCAATCGCCCATAGCATTTTGATATAGTTTAACATAAACACCAGCGTCATACAATCCGTTAAAATCGGATAGTGATGGAATTTGGCATTCGTTAACTAAAGTATAGCCAAGAAAAATTAAATTATCTTTTATATCTGATACAGTAGTATCAACTGTATCAGATAAAGGATTTGAAGGATTAAAAATAAGTTTATATTTAGTTTTCATAAAATTTAAGTTTTTAAAATTAAAAAGTTCGGTTTTGTAGGCTAACCGAAAACCTTTGATTTTTTATTGAAACCATTTTTTGCATTCTTTTAATGATGCACCATAAAATGCTGTGTAAGTATTGTCAGTACCTAAACCAAAAACAACTTGCCAAG